GTGTCCACACAGTTTCATTTGCAAAAGCAGCGTTAACTTGAGTTCTTCTCTCAACATTTCTATCTGCTAATTGAATAGTTCTAATCCACGTATCGGTTTTTGGAGTTAGTTCAATAACTGCAGTGTAATTAACTACGTGGAATGGATTGATATTTTCAACTCTAGTTGCAAATTTTTGCTCAATCCAAGGAGTTTCTGTGTATGCTAGAGTTACGGCATTCCCAGTTTTCTTAACATTAGGATCTGATAATTCAAAGTCAGTACCAAAATCTAAAGTTTCTGGACTAAGTGCTACGGATGGTGCTAATTGACTCTTTAAACTATTTCTAGCAACGATTGGTGATAATTCAGATGCATTACGATTTACTTGTATTGAAGAGCTTCTTAAATCAATGTAATTAGTATCATTGAAATTATCGACAAAAAATCCAGATTTAAATCTATCAAATCCAAGTGCATCTTGTGTTTGCAGAGATTGAGTTTGAACTTCTAATAGTGATAATGAAGTTTGTATCTCTAAAGTTTCTACTCTATCTTCAATTTCACCAATATCTCTCATTGTATATCTTCTATTGTCCTTTAAAACAATAGCTGCCCCACGAGCATTATAGAAATATGGAGGATATGTAAATGTAGCAATATCCATCGACTCATTTGGTGACTGGGGTTCTCTTGGTCTTTCTGCAGAAATTCCTTGAGTAACTACGAAGTTACCATTTTTGTCTAAGGAAAGTTTATCAACTCTTCCTAAGTAATACTCGTATGATAACAAACTAGTTTCGTTTGAACCTAAAATTAATTTTGGATTTGTGCCAAATGATCTCTGACTAAAATCAAATGGTGATGCTGATGTTCCAGTAAAGGGAGTTGGATATGGTCTAAAATCTAGAACATCAGTTGCTCTTACATTATTAGGAAGATATGGAATATAATTCTCATAATTTTCTTCTGGATAACTTGAAACACTAAACAAGTCTCCAAAATCTGAAGTTGGAATTGTATAATGATCAAAAACAACAAGTAGTTTTCTAGCTGGTTGAGATCCAGAAATTCTAATTATTTTAGAATAATCATAATAATTAGCAGTTTGCCCTCTGTCTAATATGTACCTTTGCGTTATATCTTTATAAGACCCAACAGTTATTGCTGTAATTTCTGCTTCAATATTGGAATCTTCAAAAGTTACTTTTTCAAATAAATTAAATCTAGATGGATTCAAGTAAACAACTCTAACAGAATTTGAGTCTGGTTTGGAGACAATTCTGGCAACGGTTTTACTTTCTTTTCCTATAATATTTTCACCGATGATTGAATTTGCCTCAATATTAGTTATAGAACTAAATGACAGATTATCTAATATTGGTTCATTCTCATCAAGAGATTCGTATATTGCAATTACATCTTCTACATCTGGATATCTCAGTGAAATTTCTTCATCTTGAACTCTTAATCCATAATATGGGTTAAATTCTAATCCATCAACAACTGAAGTGCTAAGTCCTACTCCAGACTCTGGATATTTTGATAAGTTTACTGAAATAGTTGTACTTTTAGTATACTTTTTAATTTTATTGACGACACCATTTTTGGTTAATGCTATGTTTACAACAACATTAGTCTGGTTGGCATTCAAACCGCTAATGGTTACTGTATTTCCACTTAAACTGAATTGATCTGATGTTAGTGGTTCTATTGTACCATCAGAATAGTAAACAGTATATCTTCTATTTTCAAATGATTTGAAAAATGCACTACTAATACCAGCACTGATATTACTGATATTAAAAGTCATTATTCCACTAGCATCCGTAGTTTCACCCGTTATTTGATCAATAACAGATAAAGATGAATCACTAAAATCTACTGAAGAGATATTATCATTCGGCAATTTCACAAATAATCCAGTATCTGTATTACGAATAGATGGTTCTGCCAATGTGATTGGAACTTGAATTTGTGAAGTTGGTAATTCACCTACAGAAACTCCAGAAACGTTTGGAACAGTTCCAACAGTTATTGTTCTACTATCCGCAGAAACTGCGGTTACCCTATTATATACATCAGTATTAAAACCAACTCTTTGATATCTTATAATAGAATCTGTTTTTATTCCTGTAAAAAACTTACCTGATGATTGGATAAGTCCATTTGTGTTGATAGTAAAAAGATCATCCGAAGTAAATCCACTTGGGATGGAAGGTGTTAATACTGCATCTGCTACGAAAGCAATTGGAAAACCAGTTGAAGTTCCTTGAAAAACTGAACGAATATCAGAAAATGAATAAACTTTAATTCTGGTTATTGTTCTGGAAACCCTATCCAATCCATTGATAGTAATTTGTTCATTTAACTGGAATGAACCTGATGTTTGGCGAAGCATAATAACAGAAGAATTTCCACCTGCATTAACTGCATATCCACTTGCGGCGCTACTCTGCCCTTTGATAAATGAAGTAGATGGTAACTCTGTAGAACTTAAAGGTTGATTTAAAGTTATTTCTGTATATGTTTGTACATCGAATAGGGACAAATCAAATGTAGAAGATGCTCCACTGTATGTGGAATCAGTTAAGGAACATGAATAAATTCTTGCGTCACCTATTTTTGTTCCAGTTGATGCCGTAGTAGAATTTTTTCTTTGATTATAAAATTCTATTGTTGCTCTGTTCCTTGGAGCTCCGGAAACATTGTTTACTCTCACAATGTTTCCAACTAAAAATGAAGTGTTTGTTACTTCAGATTTTTTTGTTTCTCTAGGTTTTGGTACATCAATTATAGTTGTTCCTGGTTTTTCAATATCATAACCACGAACATATGCCTTTCCTGGAGATACCTTCAAACACATTAAATCTGATGATGGAGTATTTCCATCGTTTGTTTTTTCATCTGAAAAGAATAATCCATCACTACCTAACCTATCATTTAATGAATTATGTACCGTTACTTGAAAAGGTTCTAATGAATAGTTACCAGACTCATCATAAGTTCTTTGTGCAATGTAATCTTTGATAACATTATAATTTGTCTTTGTCTCTATTTTTTCAATAGATCCATTTCTAACTCTAACTAATTCTACAAAGTCGGTGTCGTTAAAATCATCTATTTCTTTTTTTGTAAGAGTTAAAGAAATTCTAAATCTATCAGATCCTGGAGCTGCAAAATTAGAAAATCCTTTTGCATTATCAAAAAGGGATGGATCATCTTTTGCAGTAACTATATCTTCAGATATTCTTAATCCAACTCTGTATGTTGGGGTGTTAGTATATGGATCTAAAATAATTGTCTGTCTTCCAACTCTAGCAAAAAATCCTCTTATAAAATAAATTCCCTCATCAATAGAAACTGCAGAACCCGTAAATAATGCATTTTCTGACTTTACTGATGCAAAAGGAGTTCCCGCAGATATGGTTGTAACATTGAATAATATATCATCGTCACAAGATAACTCTTCACCCTGTGTAAATGGTGCATTTGTAAAATCAAATCCAGATGATTGATATTTTACAAAAATTGTAATATCTTCTATATCAGTTCCAAATTCTGGGTATATGACTTTTTGTACTGTAGCACTAATTCCAGATGTTAATCCTCTAATTTTTTTACCAACTACCTTATCCAAATATAATTGAATATCCGCACCAAAATTTATTTGATTTAATTTTACTGCAAAAAACTCTCCATCATAAACAATATTTCCAGGAACAACCATGCTCCCATCTTTGAAAATATTTTTACCAAAACTTTCAATTTGGTTTTGGAGAATAGATTGTAATGTACTTAATTCTCTAGCCTGTATTGGTCTTCCTGGATTAAATAGGACTTTATAAAAGTCTTTATCCGAATCAAAATCGTCATAATAAGGACTAACATTTAAATTAGTTTTTTGAGCCATTTTTTAAAATTCCAGGATAATTTTGATGTCTTCTTTTTGTCTAGAGTTTCTAGAAACTATTGGCCTATTATCTAGGTAAATTATGTCACCCGATGTTTTATTTATCTCAGGATTTGCCAAACCTTTATCAAACTGTACTGATAGATTAACTATTTTTCCAGTACTGAGTGCTGTTGTAATTCCACTATATCCAATGTCTATTGTTCCACTAAAACCACCAGGTGTAGTTATTGTGTTTGTAGTTGATTCAAATTCTAATACATTTGAATTTGTACTAAATTCTTTCCAATCTGTTTGATCATTTAAGGTTGGATTAAAATAAAGATTTCTATCTTGAATATACTTTAAAACACCGGTTTCCACATCATATGAAGCAACATATCCAAATGCAGTTCCAATTGCAAACCCTCCACCCTGAAATACAGTCTGTCTTATTACATCACCAACTTGTACTGTACCTGTTACTGAATTTTTATCTAATTTTAATGAATATGTTCCAGAAAAATCATTACTAGTATATACAAAAGTAGACCCAAATGAAACTGGATTTTTAATTATTCCAACCTGAGCAAATTTAGTATCTACTGGAAAGTCTTTAGTCGAATTATCAAATCTTGCATAAACTAATACTTTATCTGTTCCTAACTCCTGATAAATGTCATATCCATGCCCCTTAGATGGGGGTATTATTGGAATTAGTCTTGCAGATTTTGTTGCAGATGCATTAATAGTCGATAAATCAACTATTCCATAACTGTAATCTTTCCCACCAGAGGCAACTCTCACATTACCAATTTGACCCAAAGAGTCAACATCAAGTATGACAGAACCTCCCGTACCATCACCATAAATGTTAAATTTTTGTGCTTCTCCACCGGCATACCCAAATCCTGGAGAATCTAAATAAACTTTTTTAATTTGATTTTGATTAATTGATGAGTCTCCATTGTCACGAACTAATGAAATTTGTGGGTCTGTTGTAGATTCCCAATCATTCGGAACTGTAATATATTCAGTTGAATCAAATTTAACAATATCCGATGGAGATACGCTAAACAGATATTTCCATAAGTATCCATCACCACTTTCTCCAGCGGGAGATGGTTCTAAATCAGTAAAAGTTGGCTCATCCTGAGAAGCATTTCCTCCAGTTGTTATTCCAGATGATCCATTACTTATGCATATGTAAACCTTGTAGTCGGAGTTTATTACATAATAATTTGCTGCATATAATCTGGGAGACTGTGAAATAGGAGTTTGGTTAAAAATGTTATAATCATGCCTATACATCTCATATTTTGTTCCTCTCACCCAATCAATTCTTCTAATGACTCTTCTTACATTTTCACTAGTAAGTTTTTTTCCAAAAAGAATAGTGCTCTTATTATGATTTAAATTGTTAAATGAGTCTATAGGACTGGGAGTATTAACATCCCAGTCAGATGTTCTTCCAAATCCTACTATATCTGGATTTGGAAGACCAACAAAAAGATAATATGAATTTGAAGGGTCGGCAATAGAATTTACAAAGTTACCTGCGTTAAAAATTCTAAATTGGTCTGTTACAAGAGCTGCCATTCTATTATAGTAATAACTTTAATTTTACTTATCTATATTTATACTATCCTAGGTCGTCTAGTAAACCACCAGTTTCTCTAATTCCATAACCTCTCCTTTGAATCGTTGGGAATGTTGTTAAACCTGAATTGACAGTTTTACCACTTACACCTATTGAAACACTATCTTCTGGAACTCTAGAAAAACCAAAAATTCTTCCCCATGAAAATCTTCCACAAAAATCACCCTTTGTACTTATTCCAACAATGTTTGTATTTGAATTTACATTACATAGGATAGATGCACTCGTATCTCCAATAGAAACATAGTTTAGTTGTCCTATATTGTAAATATTGTCAATATAGGTTGTTCCAACACCAACAACGTTGGAATTATTTTGATAAACAGAAGTTACACCTTTACCAACAAAAGTATCATAGATGTAAATTGGATATTGTGTGCTTATTCCAGATGGGAAGAAGTATGGACTTGAAACATTTAAATCAAATTTAATTGCTAGTGGATGCCCAGAAGTTCCTGTAGTTGTTCCTATCCCAGTAATAATTCCAGAAAATCCCTCAACAAAAGTTGCAGTATTGAAAATTTCATATATTGGATTAGGATATGAAACAATTACTTTTGGTGGATTTGTTTCAGTATATCCATATCCTGCACTAATTATTGTTACTGAAGATATTGAACCATTATTAATTGAAACAGTAGCTCTTGCAGTTGAACCAATTCCTGGAGTAATGTCTGATGGTGCTGCAATTTTTATTGATGCAGTCGATATATACCCAGAACCTGAATTGGTAATAGTTAAATTATTTACAATTGTAGAACCAGATGATACTGTAGCAGTTATTGCTGCAGAAACCGGATCAATTGAGTCTACCAGTATGAAATCAAATTCTTGATTAATAATTGGCTCAAGAGGTAAAACATAACCAGAAGTCGTATTCTCTTCATATTTAAAGAACTGTGCATCGTCAACAAATATTTGGTTATCGTTATTTTTAACGTCTCTTATTACTTTTGCTGTTGGATAAATTTGACCAATTAAACTATCCCTTGACTTATAAACTATATCTCCAGAAATAACTAAGTCAGTTTTTTGTTTAGACCAACTAATTGGTTTATAATTTAAATCATCAATACCAAGATCAGAATATAAATTAGTTTCAAGTCTATCAGATGAAGAAATACTAAAAACTGTTCTAGTACTCTGTGTCGTTGTTATTGAAGCAGAAGCTTCGTTCTCAAAAATTTGCAAGTCATCACCTGGTTTTATTGACTCAAAAACAGTGAATAATTTACTGTCAATGTCCTTACTTCCTCTGTAGAAGAATATTGAAATATTATCTTCAGGTAATGGTGGGCTACTAAATCTAAATGAGGATCCTCCCTCAAAGAAGTATGTGTCGCCATGTGTCAATGGAACTCCATTTACAAAAATGATCAGAATTGGACCTAAATCAATTTCAACAGACTGTTGATCTTCACTATCTGTTTCAAAACTAAGTAACTCCCCATTGTAAAATAATGGGAATCTAGTTCTAGATCCATCTTGAAGAGATTTAACTGAATCGATATAGTCCATTTCACCGAACTGCCAAGCTGAGAATGAATCAGTAAAAGTATCTAAAACAGTTAATGTAAATTCATAAACTGGTTTACTTAAACCTTTAGCAGTAACCAATCCAACAGGTTTGAATACATCACCAACTTGGAATCCATATCCAGGTCTCTTAATAGAGAATGAAGTGACCTCCCCATATGCAGAAACTATTCCTACTTTATTAGTTGGTAATGTGTCTGAAGATATTGCTGCAGTAATAATTCCAACAAAAGAACCAATAGCAGAAGCAACATCAGCACAGTCTCCGGAAGTATAAGCACCGGGTAATCCAGAAATATCTCCCTCGACAGTATAATCTACAAACTGTTGAATATTGGAATATTGTGATATTGTAACTGTTGTAGCAATACCTACAGTGTTTACTGATGTCGGCGTTATAAAGATAGATCCAACACCTATTCTAGTAATAGTTGTTCCATTTGTAATAATTCCTGGTATAAATCTAACCTGTCTACCAGTTGAAATGCCAATTGTATTAATACCAGTAATTATTGTAGTTGTTATTCCAACTGTACCTGACTTTGTAGTACCAATTCCAACATTACGCATGGCTTGAATCGCAATGTCTCTAGCCTGTACGAAAGCAAATACTGATTGAGTTTCTTCACCTGATAGGTAATCATTATCAATATAAATTTTTGCAGCATCATAAACCTGATTATTTCCACCATATTGAAGGTTATAAGAGATTGCCTCCAAAACATCTACAATGTCGTCAACACAGTTTTGATTTCCATTAGGAACGCTAAATCCAGGGAACTGATCTAACATTCTTCCAACACTTTCCTCAGCAATTAACTCTTTATTACCTTCTATCAATCTAGAGGCATCAGCAAGTCTTCCTGACAAAGGTGTAGGTTCTCTTTGACCTGTAACAGCAATGTCTAATAATAATCCAGTTCCTGTTTCAGTTGTAGATCCAGTGCTTAACCTACTTACTCCAATAACCGGAAGATTTGAATAAGATGGTTCTGGGATAATTGGAGTTGGATTCGTATATCCGGTTCCACCATTCTCTATGACAAATCCGGAGATGCTTCCACCAGCACCAATTGTTCCATATACTATTGCTCCAGATCCTGTTGAGTCGGAAAATCCAATTGAAACTGTGCCAAAATATCCGGAACCATATTCTACACCTGCTCTTACTTCAAAAGTAGTCGAAAGACCGGTGAGATTTAATGAACGTTGATTAAGTGTTACTGTTCCTATTCCTATTGAAGATACTCTGGTAATTCCAGTTGTAACTACACCGACTGCTCTAATTTCTTGTCCTACTTTAATGGAGTTTGTTGTAACTCCAGTAATTATTGTTGAGGTTATACCTATAGTTCCAGTAAACGCAAATCCAACAATAAATGATGTTGTGAATCCTATTGAAGAAATACTACCAGAAGTTACTTTTACATCAACAGAGGTACTTCCAATACCAACAGGTAAAGCATATCCAATTCCTAAAGAGGAACCTAAAGAAACAATTAAACCACCTCTAGGAAGTTGATTTTGAGTAACATCAGAATCACTTATTATTAACGATCCATTACTGGATGTTATTCCTGTAAAAATAATACTTGTAATGCCAACAGCAGCATTATCTTCAACTTCAAAATTACCTAATGAATTATTATCTGTAATCGGTGCTTGGAAAATACTATTGATAAAAATCAATCCATTTCCTCCAGTCGATCCAATTCCAGTAGTATTGACACCAAGACTAGTTAATACATATCTCTCATCTGTGCCAGTAAAAGTTTCTGAAATATCATCATAGAGTGCGTTAGAAGTATAATCTTGTCTTAAAAAGACTCTACCAGAAAAAGATGATTTTGGTTGTAATAGATTTGCACTATCTCTTTCAGTGACAGCATTACCCCTGGGAGGTTCAGTAAACCATATTTTATTACCAACAACATTATATGAACCCCTGTAAAGAGAAGCCAAAGATTCATTCGTATGAGAAGTTGCTAAAGTTCCCGCATAACCTCTTGTTGCTTGTACAATATAAAATGTTCCTAAACCAGTAACTAATGCTCCAGATGTTTCACCTACACCGACGATGTTTACTCTAATAAGTTCATCATCTATTTTAAGTAAATCTGTTGGTTTTACTGAAGAAATTCCACTAAGAGCAAATGCGGTATTACCTGCACCTATACCTAAACCACCAGATACAATATTAGTATTGTACTTCAACCTATGATCAACTAAACAATATGTTACTGGGGATTGAACAACAGTATCAATAACTAATAGAGTTTTTGTTAACTGCTCAGTCATTGATAAGGAATGATAATTTCCTAATCCTGGATCTGTAAAAGTTACAAAAATTCCAGCTTGTGCATAATCTCTTCTGGTTGAAAGTTTGAAGTTGTTATTATCAAGTCTTATTGGATATACTACGGAAGGTAATTTATTTGTTACTACTCCAACATAGTTAGCAGTAGCACCGATTCCCATTGCAGTTACTGCAAATCCAACAAATGATGTATCTGGAGTATACCTTAATTCTTCACCAGTTTGATAAAAATGATTTGGGATGGTAATAGTTCCATTAGCATAATTGACACGAGTTTCATTCGCTGGGTTAAATCTTTTTTCAAAAATTGGTATTCCTTCATAATTTGCATCATAATCTAACCTATTAATTCTATTTGCCTGAGCTCCATTATAAAAATCCAAAACAAAAGTGTCTATCGATGGTCCCAAAACAAGAGGTTCTGGAATGTTTATGGTTTCATATAGGTTATAAAATGCTTCTGCAAAATATTTTATTTCAACATTTGCTGTTCCCAGTTGTGGATTTTTATAAAATTTAAATGTATAGTTAAAATCATCCTTTTCTATACCAAAAGTTCCAATACCAGTTGCATAATCATTGATGGATAGTAAAGGATATTGTGTAGTATATGTAGCTCCAAATCCTTCATAGACATCTAAAACTAAAAACTGATGTAACTCACTACTCGATCCTACACTAACGCATACTTTTGCTCTAAAAGATGATATTTCTTGTCTAGAATATGTGACAATACCAACAGATGAAGATGCGGAAGTTTGGGTGAATTTAGATTCATAACGAGCACTTCTTACTGAGTCAAATGGTTGTCCATTATCAACAAAGTAAAATGTACCTATTCCTAAAGATGTTGGCCCAAAAACAGTAGCTCTGGTGTTAATTCTAATTGAATTATCTGTATCATTTAAATAATTTAGACGAAGAACACCATCATCAACCGAGGGAATTAAATCTCCAAGAAATTCATTTGAGAAATTTGTTGTTCTAGAATAAGTTTCATAATCATAACGTGTAATGTAAGTGTCTGTACCATCATAAACAATATATGCTTCTGCAAAACAAATAGTATTAGTAGTTAAATCGGTTAATTGAACAGTAGCAACTATATTCCGATAATTTGCATCAAATTCAAGAATAGAAGTTGTTATTCCTGACGATACAAATTTGGAAGAGGTTTGAATATTTACAAATCCAATCGAAGTACTTCCTATACCTGTAGATGATGTATTTGGAACACTTGTTTTTATAGTTTTGATATCATAATCTTCATTGAATGGATCGATTGGATCAAATCTCACTCTAAAATTTTGAAAATCATCAATAAATCCATCAATTTCACCAATTTTTGGTACGGCATTAGTTAGACTAGCTTTTTGTAAAGTAAATACATCATTATTATTATTAACAATAATTACAACATCAGTCAGTTGAGCTACGGCTCCAACTGAGTTTGTAATTTGAATTAAATATTGCCCATAATTATCTGTTGAGTCGGTGATGAACAAATCAGCGTATCCAGGAGCTGGAGTATCATTATTTGTAAATTGTGTAGAAATATCATCTATTTGTAAAGCTCTGTTAGTAATACACTTAATGTAACTACTTAATTTTTTATTTTTTAATTTTATAAATTTAGATGCATTTAATGTAGTATTAACGCTATAATCAATTCCAAATACATAGTTGTTGATTGTATCAACTCTTTTTTCTTCTTGCAAATCATATATAAAAGTTGACTGATCAAGACCGTTAATTCTATCTCCAGATTCTGCAGACATTTCAATTTGTGTATCTGCAAAGTTTTTAAATCCTGCGGGATGTAATAAAGAATTTACCTCTGCATTTAAATTTTCATACTGCAAAGAACTTCTAATTGAATATGATAGATTTTGATAATAATCACTATCAAAAATAAATTGAACATTATCACTTAATTTTCCAATATCATCAACCCAATTATATACAATCTCAGTAGAGTAATCAGTTTCAAAAATACCATCTCTGGTAAAAATTTCACTAATAGTTGCCAGAGCTCCTGATGAAGAACCACGGACTATTGTACCTTTACGTAAATCATCATTACCTTCAATTAAAACAATTCCACTGTCAAAAGACTTTAATATTAAATCTGAATCAATAAAGTTATTATTTACTAATATTTTTAATTTCTCACCGTCTACAAATGGTGATAAATTAACTGGACTCAAGGTTATTGAAAATGTTGGATAACTTGAAGCTTTTATTATACTTGCGAAAGAATCTTGAATAAATGATATGCTTCCAGGGTCATTTGTATAGTTTGAAATATCTAATTCAACTACTGCAGGTATTGTATTTGAGTATGAAACTACTTCAAAGAAGTTAAATCCTAGTTCTACTGAATTTATTCCAGTTCCACTGTCATCATCTCTTTTAATTCCTTCAACAAATACTTTTTCCCCAACATTAAACACGTTTTGACTGAAACCCAAAACAGGAGTCGTTAACGTACATGTTACAATTCCTACTGAAGAGGCTTGTGCAGTATCTACTGATACCCCATTTGTATTATTTACTGCTGCAACAACAAAGTCTAATGGATTACTAGAAGTTCCATATGGCTTATTAATTATATTAACGTCAGTAACAGTATTTGGCTCATATTTAGCTTCCAGCAAACTTTCAGTTAATCTAATTTCACCTGTTTTATCTGCAAAAATAATATCAGGAGCTCCTAAATATCCACTTCCGCCGGATGTTACAGTGACATCTTCCAAATATTGATAATTTTTAATAGAACATTTAAATATTTTTTTTGAAAATGGTCTTAAAGTTTTATCTGAAGAATATTCATATCCTTGGTTAAATAACTTAGTTTCTACTATTTTTCCTATAGTAGAAGTTGTTGGGGAAATAAAAGCCCCCACTCCAGTTTGAGAATCTACTGTTTCAAATGATGGAAGATTGGTATAATTTGAACCAGTTGATAAAACTTTAACATTGTTTATTGGACCAAGAGCAGTTTTTGATGATGTTGAATATTTTATCGTTGAACAATCCTCATTATCATATGATAAGGATTCCGGAGTTTCTAAAAGATTAACTGTAAATGTGGTGCTAGATGAAGATACCGTGTTTATTCCAATTTCAGAAACTTTATATTCACCACTGTAAGAGCTCTTAATATAATTAATTTGGGAGGCATTTTTAACGCTGTTATCTGGAGATATCACTTCTCCAGACTTTTCTAAACTGTAAAATAAAGTTTTAGGTAAATCATTACTATATTTTAAAGTTAATTGTGAACCAGAATATCCTACACTACCAACACCAGATACGCTAAAACTATTTGTATTTGCTATCGAAATAAATTCTCTTTGAAATTCTTTATCTGAGAATAATTTGAAATTATATCCTCTCAAAGAATCATCAGACAAATCTATGCTTAAATTATTACCAATGATTGGATTTAGTTCTGGATTAATTTTTGAAATTGTTTGACCACTTCCACCAATAGTCCCCCCAAAACTCACGACTTTGGGTGGATTAATTTCTAAAGATTTATATGTTTCTGATAATTGAATGTTGTCTTTATCTACTACCAAAACAAAATATGTTCCGGTACTTAAACCTGATGCTACGGTTGTTGTACTATTATATAAAACTTTATCGCCAGTTTTGAATATATGATTTGGAACTTGAATAATATTATTGTTTGTGTTTATTCCAGATGGTTCAATATTTGTAGTTTGATTAATAATTTTGTTAGTAAATGAATCAAGTTTTATAGCAAGAGGACTTGTAGTTCCTATTCCTATAGATTTATTTGGTTCAACAGTCAGTGTTACTGTGTCTCCAATTTTCAATCCATGATCGGTAGAAACTGATACTTTTGCTTCTATTCTATTAACTTTTCCTAATACTTGATTATCTACTGTTTGAATTTGATAGTCAAAAACGTTTGAACTTCCTCTATTTAAAAATACTAGTGGTTTTGGTTCTGTAGATAATGTTAGTACCTCTTGAGTATTATAGAAAATGAAAGAAGTTGTACTTCCAATTCCAACAGATTCTGCTTTGACTGTTAAAGTTCCTGCAGCATTTCTTCCTGATACTATTCTGATTGGGTAATACTTATCTTTTATGAGAGATGTGGATCCAACTGCTGTCTTTGTTCCAGTTCCAGGTGCTGATACTAAAGCATTGTTTGTGGTGAATCCTGATATTGCGGAACTACCTAACCACAAGTATGCAGATCCAGTCGAAGTAACTGTAATTGTATTAATGCCAGTATTTGTAGATTTATAATATCCAAAGAATTGCCAACTAAAGTTAGTATCGGATAATCCATAACTATCTAACTGGTGAATATTTGTCGTTATACCAGTATCGTTGGATGAGTTGAAAAATGTTAGTGAATCTGCAAAATATCCTGTATATTTTTTACCATAGAGTCCTAATAATAAATTTTGTCCAACAGGACCATATTCTGTAGATAATCCAATAAAATCTCCACCATTATTAATTGCATAGAAAGTTTGAGAATTTATATCAGATTCAGATAACGGTATTCTAAATGTAGAAATACCAGTAGTAACTATCCCACTTTCAACAGAAAAATAATCTGCATTAATTGGTTTTGAAAATCTTATTAAATCTCCTGTCTTTATCTTATGATTTTGTAAATATATGCTAGATCCGACAAGATTTCTAATTAATGGAGTAGAACTAGTTGTTCCAATTCCAACAGAAGTTTTTCCAGATATAGAATACAATGAAGTTACAGCAGCACCTACAATTGTACTTACACCAACAGATTCCTGTGGATTGAAGAAGAATTGTTTAGTAAATGATGAATCAAAATCATCTACTGTTTCTTTAATTGTAAATGTATCTGGAAGATAATCAACTACAACCGTATTGACTCCAACATAAGAATTATCAGATTGAGATCTTCTTACTCTGAGTATATTTTGATTTTTTATGATATCAATTATTCCAAATATTTCAGAATTAATTTTAATACTACTTCCTATAGAGACAGTTTCTGGGATATTTGATACATATATATCGGTAATAATTCCTGGTTGAGAATTAGATAAGATATCTTTAGATATAACAGTTCTAAAAGATGTGACTCCTATTTGATAAGTTTTATTTAAAATATTAAGTCCACTAGTTAAACCAGAGATATTAACATAATCAGCATTATCAAAATTATGATAAGGTGAAACTTTAATTTGAATTTCATCCTTATTAGTTTTCTTTAATACAACGTTGTCATATGAATTTAATGTTGTTTTAATATCTAAAATTTCCTTTCCATCTACAGTATTTACTTTTACATCTAGACCAGAACCGGTTACATCTTCTTTAAACACTACAGAATCACCAACTCTATAATCTGTACCTGCATTTAGGATTTCAAATCCATCAATCACACCTTTAAGTGTTGATTCAATTATGGACGATTGATTTGTATTTTCAAAAGATTCTATAAATCCATCATTGGATGCATATAAATCATTTGCTTTATATGGAAAAGTGTTCCTCAAAAGTGATGAATTATTAAAATCAAATGATTGATTTAATGTTTTATTTTCTTCAACATATTCGTTTCTATATCTATTTCCTATAAAATATGGGAAAGATGGTATAATTTGTGATCCAGCACTTTTTGTGGTTGTAAAGTATGCATATATGCCATCAGGAAATTCTGGAGTTTTGGTATATCTACCATTGCATTCATCTAAATCACCGGAATTAGTGTAGACATAATCTTCAACAAAAAATCCTTCCGGAAATATAGATGGTCTGTTAGTAACTGAACTAGCATCTAACTGATAACTAGAAACTAATCTTTTTGGTGAAGATGCAGAATCATTGGGATCTGAAAGTCCAAAAGATCCATATATTGGATTTCCATCATAAGCCCATCCAATTATTGGAGAATGAGCTAAAGTAGTCTCAGAATCATCACCTAAAGAAGATCTAACTTGAGAATTGTATCCTAGTGTAAAATATTGTAAACTATTGTCTCCATATATTAAATCATTACCAAATCTACTCGTTAGATTTACAGTCAAATCTCTCAGAAAAACATCGATAATAGCATTTTTTCCTGGAGAAACTATTTTTATTTTTGCATAAGAGTATCCAATTCCAGGATTTAAAATTCTCACTTCAACTATTCTTTTATTTTTAACAACTGCTCTTAGTGAAGCACCCGATCCATCACCCTCAACAACTAAATCTGGAACGGAACTATAATTAATACCTCCAAAATTAATTTGTGTGTTTATGATAGATCCAAGAGATAAAACTGGTACAATCTCTGCACCATTTCCTGGTATTACTTTAATTATTGGTTTTTTGTTTAAATTGATAACATCTGAACCATAATTTTGTCCTTCTTCATAAACATAAGCATCTATTATTTCACCTCTAACCACTGGAGTAGCAGTTATAACACCAACAACTTCTCTAAAAGTTACTATTCCACTGTTAATTGAAATGTTTACTTTTATTTCGGGGTAACTAAAATACTGATACCCAGTTCCTTTTGAATAAATTTTAGAATACTTTTCTAAATTAAAATTTTCTAAATTTGTGCATCCTATCCCACAATCAGATAATCTAAAAGAATCGTTATCTAAAACCAAAACTTTATATTCAGTATTTGATGATAATCCTACAATTGGAGTGGATTGATAATTATAAATTACAGTTTCTCCAGTTTTAAATCCATGATTTTTAAAACTGATGGTGTGATTTTCCGTAGATATTCCTGCAGGTTTAACAATCAGTTTTCTATTAGTGTATCCAGAACCACTATCAACTACTTTAATTTTTGTTAGATATTTTTTATTGTTTAATGTTTGGAATAAATGAGTTCCAAATGCATTGATTGTTGTAAATCCTACAGTATTAATTCCAGAATTATAATCTAGTAATGAAGGATATAATATAATTGATTTTGAATTAATTACTTTTGGATAATATATGTTTGAATTTTTTAAAAATTTACCACTTGAAGCATTACTTCCCTTAAAATTACCAATTCCTAGAGGTGAATTTGAATTTGACGAATATACGATAGGTTCGCCATCAAAAAAGTAGTGAGGACTATCAAAAAGAACTACTTCATTTATTAAATCTATATTATTACCTTTAAAATAAACTTTTCTACTTCTTGCCTCAATTATAGGTTCAAAAACAGCACCAGAACCATTTCCACCACTTACACCTATAGAAACTATTTTATCTAAATCAAACTCTTGTAAATCAATTAAAACATCTTTAAATGAACCAGAAACTACTGGTTGAATCTTGGCTCCGTTTCCAACTTCATTTGATATATTAATTTCTGGAGGATTTATTACATCATATCCTTCACCTCCACTAACTATTTTTGCAGACTTGATAGGTCCATAATAAACTTTATCTACAAATTTATAATTTAAAATTTCAACACCGTTTATTAAAATTCCAGTTGCACCCGAAACTGTTTCTTTACCTGGATTTAATCTAGATGTTTGATTATTGGGAAATTTTTTAAGTATTTTTTGTGGGAATATTTTTTTACCTTTTTGAATAGAAAGGGAAAATGTGTGAGCACCAAGGCAATCTTGAGGATTTATTGGAATGTCAATCTCAATATAATCATCAATATCAACAAAAGAAAGTGAATCGTAGAGTCTAATAGTACTACTATCGAGAACTTTTATGTAATACTCACCCTCCTTCAATCCAACTATTGGTGAATTTCCTGGAGTATAATAAATTTTATCACCAGTTAAAAATGGAACTGATGAAAATCCTTTTGAAAAATTTTCAGAACCAGGAGAAAAATCAAAAGTAATTGAAGTATATTGCTCCTTTACTGTGTCCCTATTTGTAATATATTGACTACTAATTTCAGGAATGGTTAATTCAAATATACTATTTGTTATGGGATATTCTGGAAGAGAGTTCGATGCAATATACAAATCATTATTATCATCAGTATAGACATTTTGTATATTACATAAAACATTATTGCCAAATTCAATATTTGTTCCCGAACTAGAAGCTTTTTTTAATTTTCTTCTAATATCTAAATCTAAATTGAAATAAGATTTTGATGGGTCTCCGGGGTTAAATGCTAAACCATCTTTATCTAATAAATTTGTTAAAATTATTCTATTTAATGTTGGAATGCTACTTACAGTACACCCTTCGGAAGAAACAATATTTTGAGTTCCTCTGATTAGAATTTCTACTTCATCTCCAACTTTCAAACTAGACTTATCAACAATAGTTTGAGTATCAAATGTATTTGATCCTACATACTTAACAAAATATCTGGATGTTGTATTATAGATTAATGAATTAGAAAAAATTTCACTATATTTTTTGTTTACTGGAGGATTTTTGATTTCTTTACCAACTCCACCAACAGAAATAAGTTCTCCAACGTTTGCAAGAATAAAAGTATTTTTAGGTACAAACTTTGAAATAATGCTAGTTAATCTAAATCTAACTTCTTTATTTTTATCACCGTTTTCATATCCATAATAGTATTCATCACTGGTGATATTACTACCAATTTCTATCTCAGGGTCTACACCTACACAACCTAAAAATTGATTAATAGTTTTATACTCATATGTAATAGTATTATCATCAACTACTAATTTTCCAGTTTCTCCAAAAGAAATAGTGGAATCTACAGTAATAACTGAAGAACCTATAGAAACTTTTTCAATCGTTCTTGTTTGAGGTGTAACTGAAAATACACCGTCAACACCACTATCACCCTCATTATCAATATATAAATCTAATTTGTAATATAACTGTCCATTTCTAGATATTGCTTCTACATTTGAAACTGATCCTGTTGCTTGATCATTAGTAGACTTTTTAATACCTTGACCAATTAAGTTTACTGGATTTCCAGATATGGGACTTATTACAACAATTTTTCTTTTTATATAATTTGCAGAAGAAGGTTTGATTACATATTGCTCTAAGTTAACAATTTTAGGTTTTTCATTATATAAGATTTTAAATAAAATATCAAATGATGCTTCAGTTCCTTTTGACTTATAAAAGTCCTTTGCTCTACTTATAAAAGTTCCTGAATTTAACTCAGGGACAAAATTATAATTTTCTAATCCGGGTGTAAAAGTATATCTTAATTTGTTATAAAATTCTGTTAAAAATAGTTTACTAAGATTGACAACCGTAGAATTTTGAACATGAGAATCTGAGGAGGTTGTTTCAAAAACTAATTCACCTTGGTCTAATGAATCATGATAACTAGATATTCCACTAAATCCTCTAACACAACCTGTGAAGGAATTTGTAGTAATACCTGTATATGTAATAATTTCATTATCTATCTTAAAAAGTCCATAAGTATTTGGATATCCTTTGGTACTTTCAACAGATATTACATCACTTTCGGAAGTAATATCGGCAGTTAATTTAGTATTTGTTCCAATTATTTCTGGGTCTAAGAGTTCAACTTTTATATACTTATCTAAATTCTCACCAATATCTACTGGACCGGATTGATATTCCTGAGAAATATAGTATTGTTTTAGAAAATCTACTGTTTTAGGACTTTCATCTAAAATAAATTCAGGTAACTGATTTTCAACTATTTGTTGAATTTTAATCCTAGTATCAAAACCAGTCTGTATCATATCATGACCTCGTTAAATTCCCGTTTGAATAACTTGAAGTGTAAAAATCTTTTACAAATGTAACACCAGATATATTATCTCCGGATGCAATTACATCTCTAACCATATTTATTTCACTTGCAGAAATGTCAAAATAAATATACAAGTCTTTTAATCCAACTATATCATTTGAATCTGGAAAAGCTTGAATCTCAATCACATTCGATGGTTTTACTGTAGATTCTATAATTATAGGTTCTGGTGCTCCTAAAAATATTTCACCTTTTTCATAATCCACATAACCAATTGAATTGGAAACTTTTACTGGTTGATTATCGACATTAAATCTAAACAAAAAGATATTTCCCCTTTTACTACCATCTAGAGTACCGTCTGCTTTTTTATATGGCTCGTCAGTTAAGTAAACTGTATCTTTCTGCCCAAATACTTTAAACCCTGTACTTTTTATATTGTACCCACCAACATTGACTATATGAAATCTGTTTCCGAAGCACAATTCATATGTAACTGGTGAACTTGGGATTACTTTTAAATCTCTTCTAATTCTTACCTTTGTAATATTAGATGTAATTGAATTATCTGAGTTATCAATAATTTGTTGAACTTTACTATACTTGAATCTTCCACCAAATTTGTTAAGATCTATAGAATTGGAATAATCAGTTAGAGTTTTTAAAATTTTTGATTTAAGACTGTCTACTGAAGAAACCAATGAATAGTTATAGTAAACAGATGAATCAATTTCGACATATAGTACTTTTAAATCTATAATTTTCTGATTAACTCCAGATATTGAATATTGCTTTAATTTTGTTAAAATTTGTTCCTTATTAAAGTCGGAAACAAAAGTTCCATTTTTTGGTTTTATACTTATAGAAACTGATCCATATTCAGGAGGATCTAATTCTTCTCCACCCACAACAGAAACAGATTCTGTATCTGGATATATGTTTTTTATGATAGCCTCATAATCTCTACTTGTAACTGCTCTGTATTGTGACGAGTACAATCTAGGAGCAAAATATTTTATTGAGTTTATAGATTCGATTTCAGATCCATTTTGAGAAGATTGGACTGTGCTTATTGAAATTGCATCACTTATAAGTGGTGCATTTTTAGAGTCTCTGAAATTGCCCGCAAAAGAAAATTCACTTGCACCATTACCCTCTTCACCATCGGTAATAATATAAGTTACTGTAATTACTGAACTGTTATCTAACTTTTTACCAAGTATTCCATCACCGAATACAATTTCATATTTTTCATCTTGAACTTCTTGTATGAGATAAATTTTTGATTCATCTCCTATGTTTAAGATATTATCAATCTGTTGATATTGTATCCCCAATCCATCATCACTAGGTCCTTTTACATAAACTCTAATTGTAGAACTATCAATAAATGAGTTTTCTATAATGAATCTCTGATTTATAGATCCGTCAACAGTGAACTCTTTTCTTAAAAATGTTCCTTGATATATTGTTGTATCGGTAAACTGTGCCTGATTATTTTTAATTGGTACAGTTATATCATCTGGAACTGAAAAAACATATGAAGAGTTTGATGCTTTACCAACACAAACTAAACCAGATTTTAAAGTAATTGTCGGGCTTGTAGTTCCCTCTGGAATCGTAACGTCAAAAGAAACTACTGCCTCTGAAGATTTTCTAGATCTTGGGACATATCCAATATTTCTTGCAAGAGAAACAACATTTTCTCTAAGAGTTGCTGAATCCAAGAAGGATTCATTTACAATCATATTAGAGTTAAATGCTGTAATATAAGTATTGTAGGCAAGGGTATCGATTAAGACAGAAAAATTAGACCCATCAAAATCAAAATCCGTGAAATTGCTATTTGCACGGAGATAGTCTTTGATTGAAGTCTTAATCTGGTCGAAGTCTAAATTGGTAAATTTTGTAAAAGGCATTTTATCTGGTTGCCTCTAGAAGGAATGAAAATTCTTGTCTGGGAATTTCTTGTCCAATAATATCAAAAATAAGGGTAATCAAAAATGCATTTTCATCTGGTCTAGGATCTACCAACACCTGAATGTTTTCAATTCTTGGTTCAAAATTGGTAAGAGTTGTTTCAATTTGCAACTGAATCGTAGACGCAGTTGCATAATCACAGAATTCAAACAATGTGGAACGTATTTGAGTTCCCAGAAGAGAGTTAAAAAACTTTTCTGTTACAACTGTTTGAATTAGATTTCTTACCGATCTTATTATCGCTGTTTCATTTTTAATGATTGGTAGATCCTTAGTCACCGGATGGGGCTCAAAGGATAAACTAATATCTTTAAACGATCTAGATATCCTTGTTACTGCCATCGAACAAAAAACTTCTTGATGTTATTTATAGTTATTTTTTCCAGAATGGACCGTATGTTGGCTCAGTTCCATACTCCCAATCATCATAATCTTCATCATTTCTGATTTTCTGATGAATCTCTTCTTGCTTTGAAAAGTCATGAACTGGTGATTTGTCATGAACTACTTCTTGAAGGACTCTTTTTTTAGATTGCTCCTCAAAACTTTGATAATCTGTGGTAAGTTTTGTGGTTCCCCACATTTCTCTCATGTAGTTTGAATCTCTATCGACTGGTAAATTAGACATTTTAGCTCCTGTTTTAATAAAATAAAACAGAACTTTTATAAAGGAGGTTGCTATCTCCTTACTTCTATTTAACGATCTAGTTCTCGTAGAGAATATGAGTAAGAATTAAGGTACTTGAGTATCTCAAGAGCAATTAATTTAGGATTTCCTTCACCACATGTATAAACATCTACTGCCAAACATCCATTTTCTGGCCAAGTGTGGCATGAAACATGACTTTCTGCGAGTGCGATGACGACTGTACAACCTTGTGGTAAGAAACAATGTGAAAATGTATTCAAAATCGTCATTTTTGCACGTTCAATACCCTTTATCATGACGTTCTGAAGAGAATTTACGTCATTAATAAGGTTAAAGTCAACATCATACACCTCCAATAGTAGGTGTTTACCCATCGAAAACTGTTCCAATATCTAAAAATTGTAAAAATTTATTTATTCATTAAAAGTTGTAATATTTTTACGAGAAAACGTGCTATTTTTCTGAATTCTTATGTCTTTATTGCGAAAAGTCCAACAAATACCACCATCATCAAGAAAAACAACCCATTCCAAGTCATGTTCTTGAGATCGATCAATTAAAAAAAATGCCCAGCCGGTTCCTTTTGGGGTCACTACTGGGATATTTGGGTTTAGCTGTAACATTTTACCTATATTTCATAGAAAGAGCATCTTCTTCAAAGGGAAAAGTTAGTTCTTCATCTTTTTGAATATCTACTATTGCAAAGATTTCATCACTTGTCCCAGAGACATTTGGATTTTTACTCCAATTAATAAAACGATCATGGTCGAATGGAAATCTATACTTATTAAGTATAGGATCTAACCATCCATAGTGAAGTATATAATTTTTAGCCTTTTCTGGTAGTAAATTAAATTCTTCAATACTCCATTCTCTATCTAATCCTGGAGTAAATTCCCAAACCTTTGTTCCTTTAGGAATGGATTTGGATGCAAATAATCCAAATCCATGTATTGAACTTTTTTCTAAGTATGTTTCAACCAGAAGCATTACTTACCTTGTCCTCTGTACTTTTTACGAGCTTTATTACGAGAAGTAGCGGCATATTTAGTTCCACCACCATCACCTTGAAGAGTTCTCTTAGGAGGTCCGGGAATATAAGAGCTCTTGTTCAGACCAACTTTTGCTTTCACTGCCATGTTCTTTAATCTCCTTCAATAATTTCAGTTTCTAGTTCTTCAGGATTTGGATCACCACTGTCATAAAACTTAAATGCCAAATCCTCCATTGTGTCGAAATATTCTTCCTCTGTAAGATTTGAATAAATCTTTCTTCCCTTACAGAGGATATTATAACGCTCGTTAGCCATTCTATCAGATAATTCTTGTCTTTTCGTGACCGACTCGTACCCGTGGATCACACCAGATTTCAAATCCTGCTTCCTTAGCATCCAAACAGAATGATACGTCTTCTCCACACATGTCCTGAACCTCTCCAGATTCAAAGACCTGCATCTTAGGAGCAAACCATGGATACTTCATTTCCGAATGTTCAAAGACACCGTTCTTAATCAGAAGCCATCCAAATCCAGTGTAGTCTACAGTAAATGGTTTTTTACGCCTGCTCATAGTCTCAAGCGTTTCATGATTCATAACTCCACCATTGTTTCTGAAATCATCTTCTTCTAACCAGTGAGCAACCGATGTTGTCATACCATCTTCGGTACAATACCATCCTGCAGCAATGTCCTTTTCCATCAGAACTAGTTGCAGAAGTTGCTGTGTGCTGAATACGATGTCAGAGTCAATCCAAAGTTGCCAATCATACTTTAGTTTTCCATCCCAAGGAATCTGGTCCGGACCTCTTAGAACATTTGCACCAAGACACTTACATCTGGCAAAGTTCACCATTGAAGAGTAGTCTTGAGAGATTTGAATGCTTGCTCCGGTCTGAACCAGATCAAAGCACATCTGAACAAAGTTCTTTAAAAATGTATATGAAACGTTTCTACCAGGTAAACAGAAGACGATTGATTTTCCTCTAATCATCTCCTTCGCCTTTTCATAATCCCATTCTTCATTCTGGGGTTTGGCAACTGGCGCTTTTGCTTTAACAGTAAATCCTTTAGCCATAATTGATTGTAATTACTTCAATATCATAACGTATTATATAGAGGTTGTCAATCCTCCTTGTGTTCAGAAAGAATGATTTCTTTCCCATCTAAATTAAATTCAATCTCAGTATCTTCATACCAATACAATTCATTTACCATGCTCTCTGGCAAAGTGATATAATACTCTCCTGTGATATGATCGACCTGTATTGAACGAACATCGTGGTCAAAATTTTTTCTCATCGGCAAAAATACAAAACTTTTTAAACTTATATAGTAAAAAAGGTTTTTTGATATTTTTTTACTGGCGGAATTTTTTTATTTTTGAGTGTTATATTTTATTCGCTTGGGTAACACTTTGTAGGTTAGGGTAGTGTTGCGTTTTTAAACCACGCCCCCGCAGGGGGGCGGGGCGGGACGCCCCCTTAACTGCAATCACGAACGAAGGGCAGGGACTGCCATCACGAACGCCCCAGAGGGCGGGGGACTCACCCCTGCAGACTGACCCACCCACTCACGGGGCAGCGGTGATTGGTAGCGTGGGTCTCAGAGTACTGTGCCGCCAGCACGGTGGCAGGCAGTCCCCAGTGAATGTAGGCGGAGGGGCGGGACCCGTTCTTCAACTGGTCAGCACGGGAGATCCACTTGATTTGGCGGGTCTGCAGGTCAGAGCAGGGGGAGAGGGGGAAGCGCATGAGAGGGGAGAGGTGTGAACTGAGAGAATTGTAGCACGAACGGGGGGAGGGGGTCAGTCCATCCCCAGTGCCTCCTTCAGGTCGTTGTATGCTGCCATCCAGTACGCCGAGTCGGCACGGTTGCCCCGTGTGCTCTCATCACAGGCAAAGCAGAGCACGGCAGTCCGGATGGTGTGCCACTTACCTTCGGGCAGGGTCACGGTGGTGAGGGTCTCAGGGTTGTAGGTCATCGGTTCCGGTGTCGTTTGGTATGGGATAATTCTACAGGGTCAGCGGTGCCGCTCCCTCCGGGAGTGTGCCAGTGCCCCGACCGTCACAGGACTTCCTTACCGAATTTGCCGCACAGATAGAACGCCATTCCCTTATCCTTCAGAGTGCAACCTGCAAAGGTCAGAGGAACATAAGCGCCGTTAGTTTTAGATGCTTTGGTCCGAATCTGCAGGAGTTTGTTAGGACCGGTGATGGTTTTGAGTTGTTCACCAGCAGCAAATGCATGGCGGATGGCATCACAAATGAAGTTGTAATCCTGCTCCAGTTGCTGATAGTGAACAGGATCAGATTTGGCATTCAGTACAACCGAACCCAGGTATTGATTGGTGCGGGTGAAACCAACGTAGATGGTTTGATTGAGTTTTTCTCCGACCTTACTATCAGCGAAGTTAACACCGTCTTCGATGATTTCAGAGAGGCAATGCTTCAACTGGGTTACAGCGATTGATTCACCCTGAGTGAAAGTTTTCAGTTCGCCGTCTACCAGGTCGGTAAGGTTGGAGGTGTTAGGAATGCCCAGGGCGACTTCAATCAGTTGCCCACGCTCACCCTTATTGCGACCGGGTTTGGCAACGTTAGTGAAGTTGAAGGTGGTGAGTTTGCCGTGAACTTCGGAGACGGAGAGTTTGGCGGGCATTGGGTGGGTTGCTGATGAATCAATTATAAGGGGCAAAGGGGAGGGGGGAACCCTCCGCTGTGCCACCTATTCAACTGTCACACTATAATCAGAATTCGATTGGATTGATGGTAGGTTCGCCAGCATTGGCGCTGCTTGAATTATCACCCACGCCAGAAGAAATACTCTCAAGAATTTGGAGAATTTGTTCACCATTAGAACCTTGGCGCAGAAGTGAAACAAGAACGTTACGGGTCATGATTGTATTAGTAAAGTGTGAATCAGGCAGCGACAGGTTCGGGAATCAGGCGCAGGATGTCATCCTCCCAACGGTAGAAGGTGAGAATCTCATCGTACAGATTGTCATCAACTTTAGGTTGCTCTGCCTTCATGATTGCATTCCGGCACTGTTCAGCAATTTCTTCCAGAGTGTAGAGTGCTTTGCAGTTGTAGCGCATTTGTTTGGTTTGTTTGGTATGAGTGAATTATAGGGCAGTTTAGGGACGTGCCCAGGTCCTTTGTGCCAGTTTAGAAATCGGCCAGCATTTCGTTCATCTCATCGGCATCGATTGCTACGCTGTCCCATGCAACACCGTCACCAGTTTTGCCAAGCATACGCCCAATCTGACCCTCCATCATGCAGCGCACAAACTTGTCCCAAGGGGTCTCATTCTCTCCACAAAACTCTACACATGCCTTAGCAGTATTGTAGAGGAAATCATCATTCTGAATCCACAGGGCAGCATTCCAGGTTTCGTAAGTTGCCCAACCGTTGTAGGTGCTGAGGGTGAGGTCTTTCATTTGGTTTGTTTGGTATGAATCAATTATAAGGGGTGGAAGGGCACCAGCGGGGGTGCCGTGTGCCACCTTGCCGATTGGTCAGGGCAGCACCGCCAGACGCTCAGCACGGCGGGCTTTCTCTTGAATCTCAGAAAGTGCGGGGATTTGTTCAATCAAACGAAACTCACACTTAGAGTAATCGTAACCCTGTTCTTCGGTCAGGTCCTTAGCGTATGCCACGGCAGCGGAGTGATAATCGAACAGGCGCAGAGAGTTGAAATCTTCGCCTTCATAATCCCATCCGCCGATGACAGCGTAGGCACGGGGCGTGTCGGTCATTTGATTTCCGTTTCGTTTGGTATGCCTTAGTATTGCAGCAAATGGGGGGAACCGCAAGCGGGGTTGTGCCACCTATTCAACTGTCACACGCCCTCCAGCAGTTCGGGATTGTATTCGGTAATCTCTGCAATCAGTTCCTCTTCAGTATAGCTATTGAGATTATCTACCAATGTATCAAATACAAACTGCTCCATCGTTTTCATGTCCATTCCATCCATAATCTGTTCGGCGTAACTCTCAATCAGAGTGCTACGATTGTCAGTCCAGGATTTAATGTTGTTAGTCATTTTCAGTTAGCGTAGAGGGGCAGTTTCTTACGGTCACGAATTGAATCATCAATCATTTGACCAACTTCTTCGTAAATGTAGGAAGAACCGCCTACATCAGCGAGCACATCTTGAGTGAAAAGAGTGGGAAAATAATCATCCTGATTCGTTTCCTCATTAAACTCAACAACATCGTGTTGAGTGAATACAAACGCAGCACAGGGAGCGTTCTCACCTTGACTCTCAATCATTGAATTGATAGAGTCACGAAGTTCAGAAAGTGTGCGGTACATAATCAGTGGTGAAGAGTGATAAGGGCAGCGGCAAACTTGTCTTCGTCCAGTGTCTCCAACTCATCTTCGGAGAGTGACACTAACAGGGCAACGATTTCAGCGAATGACATAGTGGGTTCTTTGAGTTCAGGGTAGAGAGTTTCAGTAATCATAATCACCTTTCAGGTATTCATCAAGGTTGAAGTCTTTGCTGTCCTGCATCTCCGGAATGTCGAAAATCTCACCGGGAGCATCTTGAATCTCAGACCAGAGTTCGTCAAACATTGTGGGATTTCCTCTCAACAGATGTAGTATGGCACGGGATGGGGGGCATCTCAACCCCCCGTGTGACAGTTCAGTGACCGTCCTGGTAGGAACCCAGGATCATGCCATCCCGGCGGACCTCAGCGTATCCAAACTCCTCAGAGAGATCCAGGCAGAGATCCCACGCCCGGCCCTCATCAGAGGTGCTCTCAGACTCGTAAGGGGCGGAAGGAACGTAGACTTGGAAACGCATTTGTTTGGTTTGTTTGGTATGAATCAATTATAGGGGGTCAGCGGGCACCCCGGCGGGCACCGTGTGCCACTCCCTCAGCTGGCACACTGAAAGCGTCCGCTGTTGAAGTTTGCATAAGAGAATACCTCACGATTCACCAGTTTGAACATACCAAACCGATTGGAGAGCACGTAACCCTCAGCATCAATACGGTTGCCGTTGATGTATGCTGCAGGACCATCATTGCGGCACAGATGCAGGCAATCATCCTTAATAGATTTCACCAGTGCCCACAAACGAATCAGGTTAGGATCACACTCAAAATCATCCTCATGCACACGGTAATTCTCACGAATGCGAGCATTGATTTGTCGCTTAATCTCTTCTGCTTTCTTTGCAGTCACAAACTGTACAGCAGTTGCCATTTGGCGGGCAAACTTTACCACGTCCTCTACATCATCAAAGCACACGGTTCCGTTGCTGGTAGTCCAAGGATCGTGCAGAATGTATCCTTCGGGTTTGACAAACTTGACCGTTTCAGTATCAGTCCAGATGCTACGGTCAGGGAATGCCTCAGCATCACGAAGATCGCTCTCAGCATAATAGCAAGTGTGAGGAGCGATGATAATGTTCTGAGTTACGATGTCACCGAACTGATACGTAATCAGGTTGGATTGGTACTCATTCAATCCACCGAAACCGATGAAGTCTGCCTGATAGATTGTCTCCAAACGGGGCAGATGATCAAAGCAGCAGTGCAGAATCTGTGCAACTTCGCCCTGATAGAAGAGATCAATCTCCTCATGATTGTGAGCGATACGAATCTTTTTCTTGTTGAATACTGCCTTGGTTCCTACAAAGAACTCACCATTAGCAGGATCAATTCCCCATACGATTGCAGGAGCACCATCAATCTTGACACTCAAAGTGCCAGGTTCAATGAACCAATCCAGAACGGAAAGATCACCGGTCAGGATGGTATCTTCGGGGTGGTCGAGGTGAATGTTTTTCATACTGTTAGTATTGCATGGATTCCGGCGAACCGCAAGCGGGTGGGTGCCAGTTCACGAAGTGGCACAGGACCCCTTCCGGTGCCTCTCTGCGGCTTTATAATACGGGGACAAGGGAGAGAGGGGCGGGGTAGCCCTGATGACGCCAACCATCGCCACCGGGGCAGCTTTGAAATAGTTATAAAATATAAGAAAAAAGGAAAGGGCACCACCCCTTTCCTTATAACCTCACTACCCACTTTATCTGTTATGATATCACCACAGGAGTAACTTTTGACGTTGAGAGAGGCAAACTCATTCCTCTCTGTATTATATCATACTTCAGAAGTTGCTGTCAAAGATGTAACCATCCACGAAATCGAAATCATACTTCATACTTTGCTCCCAAGTTGCTTCCCAATCAACGACAAGAAAGGAAGGAACATCGCCGTAGACATCATTATAGAATTCTTCGGCAAAGTCAGCACCAGAATCATAAGCACCACGGTAGGCATCACGAACGTGCTCAACATAGGAGATGCCGTGATAACCTACAAATGCATCCACAACATCATAACCAAGGTCCTCACCGTGAGTCACGTACTCTTCATAGAATGCAACGAAATCATCTTCATTGTTGTTGTCGATGAACTCCAGGATATCATCAATGAAATAGTTGTCTTCCAGCAATTGATCGATCTTCTCTACAGTTTCAGCAGCGAAGATTTCTTTGTAGTTCACGGTCAGAGTGACGGACATTTGGTGGATTTGTTTGGTATGAATGTAGATTATCAGGGATTGAGGCGGAAGTCTAGGGGGTGTGTGCCAGTTTGGTGACTGTCACATCATACGGTGAGCATCCAACCATTCGCCAGCATTATCATATTGGCGAACTTTCAGCATATCAAACCGACTCACAGGTACGCTATAAACGGCACCCGAAGTCATCTTGGCAATTGCAACTCCATGCACAGGAGAGAGAATCAATGCATCAAGAGATTTACTACCAGAGCAGTTAACATTAACGAACAAGGGCAGATTGTCAAGAATCCAGTTGAACATTGAAATTTCTCAGGAACGAATGTAATTTATCAGGGATTGGGGGATTAATCAACCCCCTTTGTGCCAGTTCCTAGACTGTCACATCAGCGAGCAACAGTTTGTGAATACGGTCTGCCTCCTCTAGAACATCATCATCTAGACGGTCCCATTCCACCCAATCATAGGCAGAATAGGTCGTTTCGTATGAACCATCAGACAGCAGCGGAGCATACATCAGAACCCGGTCATTGTCAGGGTCCAGAGTATAAGTGCAACCATTAATTTGAGAGATGGCGAAAATCACGAATTCCTCAGCGATGTATGTAATATACCAGCAATCAGCGGCGTTTGATAGTTTTCTGTGCCACTTTCACAACTGGCACATCGGTATCAACCAGCGGCAGCAATTTGCCCACAATAGTATCAACGAACTGCAGCACGGTTTGAATCACCTTGCGAGTCTTTTGTGCGCCGTTGTTTTCTTTATAAGCACGAACCAAAAATTGCACAATTCCCACAACGATTGCGGCGATGGTAGCAACATTCAGAATCAGAGTATTAACGAAGGACCAGTAGAAAGAATTAGCGGTTTTCATGATAATAAATGGGGTGGGAGGGTTAGTGTAGAGAATTCCTCAACCACGAAAGTACTATAACCCCTAGCGCATGAGCTCGCAAGGGGTCTTGTGCCACTTCTCAAACTGTCACATTAATAGATGTCCCCCAATTCTTTGACGCTAGAATGCACAGATTCATCCCCTTCTAGACCTAAGATATCATTCCAATCTAGTTCTTCTAGATCTAGATCATCATAGCATTCAATATCTAGTGTTACACGTACTAGACGCTTGTTAGTGACAGGCATAAGAATCTCGTGTGATGTGTGTGAGTATTATATCATGCATAGTGGCGATATGCAAGATCTTGATAATCTTGCCCATCTCGTGCATAATCTTCATCGAGATCTAAATCATGTGTGTAATACTCGTCGAGATCTTGTCCATAATCGTTGGCGTATGTATAGTCGAGATCGTAATCGTCGTACATAAAACTCGTCGAGAACTTTGAATACTTCGTTATTATAGCATGAATCTCGACGAGTTGCAAGGCGTATCTCGACGAGTTTCATAAGAGTATATATGCAATCTCGTCGAGAATGTTAAGATATACTGATATAAGACCTTGTGATATGTCTCGACGAGATTCATGAGTCTGTGTGGGTCTCATAGTTTTTCGGGCGGCGTGGGGGTTGACAAACTGCGTGTCTTATGCTATACCTGCTTAGGTTGCTATAAGAACGACCATTTAATTATAAGAACCAGCATTTACTCACAATACTCAATTATTACACAATATTAACTTTGTTATAAAACGCTCACATATATTTTTCCACAGTTTCCACAAATCACCAAGTTTTCCACACCTTTTTCCACAATCAAAATACCATACAATACATCACATATACCATACTATATACACTATTATATCACCATACAATACATTATGTCAAGAGGAATCATCTACCTTATTCTCAACAAACAAAACGAGCACAAATACATCGGAAACACATCACTTGCAATGAATAAGGAATGGGTGAATCACATTGAACGCTCAAAGAGAATGTCTTCTGAACCCTTACATAAAGCATTTCGTGAATATGGTACTCATAACTTCATGATAAGAGAACTTGATGAATGTCATGAGAATGAAATAGAATCCAGAACAAACTACTGGATAGAGAAATATAAACCTGAATACAATACTCTCATTGAGAAACCTATCACTCCTGTACCAGTCATCAAAGAACAACCTATCTCTCCTCCTAAAAAGGTTAAAAAGAAACCACCATCACCACACCTACAACCATGGAATGAAACTACAAGAGGAGATGGTAAACACTTTGGACTAAAGATACGTGGAAAGAATTTAGAAACTGGATTATGTAAAGACTATGAATCTGCAAGAGTAGCAGCAGAGCAAGTGACAGGTAATCCGAAAAACAATTCTAACATTCTACTTGCTGCCCGTACAGGTAGAACTGCATACGGATATAAATGGCAGTTATTAGAAGAGAAGAATAAAAAGAGATCGGTATTTGGTGTCGATAAAAAGACAGGATTAATTGGTCCTCGGTGTGAGTCTATCTCAGAAGCAGTACGTTCTTTTGAAAGTGCCGATAAGAATCCGATTCTTAAGAGTCTGAAGAATCCAGGTAAGTATAGTTGGAGGGGTTTCTATTGGTTTTATGGATGAGTATCTTCAGCACCTCTTTGAATGTAATATACACATAATCCAATTGGTCCTTAAGTCTTATGTTGCTCACAGTCTCGTACTAAGAGAATAATGGAATGATTTCAGAGTCCTTGTACCCTTGTGAAAGAACATAATTCTCCCATTGAATAGCATCTTCAATCTTATAGAAAACTGCCGTTTGCTTCGATTCTTTGTTCTTTTTCTTCCTGATGTATGTGACTTGGTACTTCATCATTCCAATGCCTAACAACTCCGGCAATAATAAACAAATTTGTAATCAGATATGTAGTGAATATAAATGTGCGAATGAGAGCAATTGAATCGGACTCTTTATCACACTTGGATGCTTTCTCACCGATTGCCTTCGCCCAGAGTCTCCAGATTGTTTTCTGTTTCATGTACTGATTGCCTTGATTTGATATAAGTAAGATCTTTCCATTGGTCACGATAGCAAAGAATCAAAACATGATAATTGGAGTGAAGTGGACATCCATTTTCACATTCTTTAGGACGTATATCAGTCTCAATGGTGATGTATTCTGAGCACTTAAAATAGACCCATCCTTCGGCACCTTTTGACCATTTTACATAATCATTGACCTTTGGATTGTAACTCATAAAAATGCCGCAGTCAGAGGAGTCTGTTTTAATTGCATCGCAGTATAGGGAGTCGTGCTCTCAATCTTTACACACTTGCCGACTGTCTTAGAGTTGACAGGAGCGAAGTATTCTTTTGTCTTTGAGTTGTAGAATCCCCAGATGCTGCGAACAGAATTGCCACCATTGTAACTAAACTCATGATGATTGCGAATCCAAATTGCAATGACATTGCGCTTGAAGGATTCGCTCTCATAAGAATAACCTTGTGGTGGCAAATGTGGAAAGTCAACCATTATCAGGAACTGCCCGAAGACGATCAGGTGAAATACCTTCAGAAAGATAGTGCTCTAATCTTTGCTTTGCTTGCTCTTTGGTAAGTTTGAAATCGGTTTCTGCCATTGGTCCCCATCCAGTTGTAGAGAACCCTTCAATACGATAAAGTTTTTCCATCAGGTGATAAATGCATCGACGACTTGTGAATCTGCATCTTCAGAGAGAGCGAAGCGTACAGACTTTTGAACATTTTCCATAATTCGACTATCGTGTGAAGAGTTATAATCATCTCTCCAGTTCAGCAAAATGTCATGGCATTCATTTTCATTCTCTGCGACAACATTAATGACTCCACCATATTCAGATGAAGGAAACGGAACCCAATAATCGACAATATACAGATTTTTCATTTCAATTTGTTTTGGACTCCTTAATTTTAGTTGAATGTGAGAGATTTGTCAACTGGCGTCTTAATTCATACTGAACTGGAATCAGATGATGTGAGACAAACATTTCCCACTGATTACCCTCAAGCAGTGTCATCACATTTTCCAATTGCTCCAGAGCAAGTAGAATCTTAATGTTATTGTTCATAGAAACTCTGCAACAAAGTAATCAACAGTCAGTTCTAATTTTGCGGCAGTGTTCTCAATATATTCATCAATCAGTTCAGGAGCATCCCGCTTCAGAACATTCAGATACTGATACCAGAGAAGAGAAGGAACTTGATTCATTTGGAATAACGGCAATCGGGATGAGGTTGGGGAAGTGCGGCACATGCTTGATCATATGCCTTGAATAACTCTTTGTCACGTTTGATGAGAATACCATTCCACATCAGAATGGCAATGAACGCAAAAAAGATGCAGGTAACTTCTTTAGATTTCATCAGCAGGCACCATTCATAGGATTGACATTCTTGACTTCGGTGTTAAAGTTGGTCACTTCCCAACCCATACCAATACGCTCTTCCATCTCACTCTCAAAGTCATGAATGGTGATACACTTGGTGCTCATGGTGTCAACACCACGAAACTTCAGCACCTTGAACATAAACTGAGTGCTGTCTTTGATGGGATAGTAGTCAACAGTCATCGAAGGTTTGCCGTCGATTTGAGAGATTGCAGACAGTTGCATGGGGCGCTCCGTTGATTACCTTGTAATTATAGGTCAGAAAGACGGCACGACATCGTACCTTAGACCAGTTTGCGAAGTGTCCACCTGCTCCCAGAGGGCATGAAGTTTATCATACAGTGCCGGAACACTTCCGTAGTCTTTTGCAAGATAAATTTCGTCAATATTTTCAAGTTTTTGAAGTGCAGACAGGAGAATACCTAACTCATGTGCATTTAGATTTACACTAATTTCTACTTTTTTATTCATACACCTTTTAGAATAAGACGTTCGGACAAACACATCGTCAGTTCGGCGGATACTTGCATATCCACATCACCAAGTTTAGCATGAATTGCATCAGGAATCAATTCTGCCAGCAGTTCAAAGAACCGCTCATCATCCATAATATAATCGGCAACATCCTTAGAAAGTGCCTCGGACAGTTTGATGATTGTGTTGTTAGAGAGTGCCATAATCAGAGAGGAGTGACTTCTACAGAGCGAATGAGATTAGTGCGGTCTTGTGCTAGGTAATCATCAGCAATCTTACCACAGGATGAACGTGAGCGAACAAACCTTTCCTCAAATAGTTTCCCATTCTCATCAAAATCCCAATACTCAATCACCATGCGATAGTTCTTCATTTGGAGAGTTGCAGATTGTACTTGGAAATCAGAAGGTCACGGACAAGTTCACGATCAATACTATCACCACAGAACTCTTCACCTTTGATTTTAAGAATGCGAATCAGGTCCTGAGTTGCCTTGCGAACAAGAGTCAGAGTAGCACCCATCGGATAGATGCCATCCTTGCCGTAGAAAGAAAGAACGTAATCGTAGAATTCAGTCATTTCAGTTACCTTCAGCGATGTCGTTGAGAATGCGGCGGGCAAACTTCATAAAGTCGTATGAAGTTACAGTTTCAGTTTTACCGTGATCGAAGCAATAACCATCAAGCAGTTCGGATTGATTGTAGGTGTTGACAATCAGCAGGCAGGCATCATACAGTGCTGCCTGGTGCTCCTCTTTAGAACGAAACTGAATGGCGTTGTAGGAGGGGAGAGTCACGGTCGGGGTTCCGTTGATTACCTTGTAATTATACTGCCTGCATCAGGCGGTTCGGGAAGTAGTGTGCCACCTCTTGGACTGGCACACCCTCTTTCTCCTGTAGGTACTCCAGATATAGTGTCTCTTCCTGTTCCCGTGCCTCTATTTCGTGTGGTTGATGCCAATACTCATAATTTTCAACGGGTTCTTTAGAATAACACAATTTCCCGTAACGCATCCGCAGCGAACCTGCCACCCATTGCCGCAGATGAGTCAGTTCGTGCAAAAGAGTTTGTATATACAACTCTTTGGGCATATGAGTGTCAAGTTCAATCAGGAACTCACGGGGGCGTTGAGTCTCTCCAGATACATCACAATATCCATAAGCACCCTCACGCTTCAGACCACGATGTAGGATTTCCACATCAATCTTATGGCGTGGAAGAAACTTATTCAGAAACCAAAAGGTAACGTCCTCACAGAGGCGTTTAGAATAACCGTATCCAGAATACGTGACGTAAGACATTGACCCCAGTGCAAAAACCAAATGAACGAAGAAACAAAAATAAGTTTGTCTTTAGCAGTCATAATCAGCAGACGAATGCAAGTCCTCCAAGTGATGCTCCAAGTGCAGTTGCCCAACCACGATTATTACGATTGTTGGGAGTGCTAGTCATAGATCGTCCGATTGCTCCACCTAAAACAGCACCAAGAAGAGTTCTGGTTGGATTGCAGTTAGGATTTGTTGCCCGACCATAATAACCATTTCCTCCACCATAGTACCCCTGATTACCATTCCAACTACCACCAGAAACCTGATTGCAAGGAACATTATAGGATTGAGTCTGTACTCCACCCGGATAGTAATTCCCGTACTCATCATAACCTCCGGGAACATATACTTCCTGATATTGAGTACAGACTCCAAACTGATTCACTTGCTGTGCCATCACAGGCATCGGAGCAAACAGAAGTGCAGAGAGTAGAAAAAGTTTTTTCATTTTGCGTAAAGATAAGAACCGCTCCAATCGGCATTCTCAAACAACCATTCACGCTGCTCAATGATGCGAAGGTCATAACGAACACCTTTGGCAGGAGATTTCCAACTGGCAGACTTATAAACTTCACCAGTCTTCTTATCTATAAAGGCGTGAACCGAACGAGAACCATTCGCATTCATAATGATTTTGTGATACTTCTTACCAGACTCAAAGGTGAAATCATAATCACACTTACCATTCCGCAAATCCTGAATGCAGGCAATATGATAGTGGGCATTCTCACCCAGTTCTACACCACGCTTGTGAGACCGAATGCTATAATCAATGTAGTTCTGACGCAGTGCTTCACACAGTTGCCAACAATACTTGACAACGTTCAGTTGGATGGTATTCTGTGCATCACGTTGAGCACAGAAGTCACTGAAGTCCTTGGTGAGAAAAGCAGAAGTCATCGGGTTTGTTGCTTATGAATGTATTATAGGGCATCCAGAGGGGTCTGGGATGCCCTGTGTGCCAGTTGTCAGAGTGTCACACCGCAAGTGCTCCTTTGGGGATTTCAACGATTTCAGGCAGTTTGTCATCTTCAAACTGATTCATATTGTAGCACACCCATTCACCATTGCGGAAGAGATAAGCATACTCTTCACCATCACAAAGGTATTCACCAATGTTGTTATCAAGGCGAGGAGGACAATCTTCGCCACGCTGAGAGTAATACATCGGACCGTACTTCTTCACGGTGCAATCATCATTCGCATCACGTTTTGCGTCCCAAACTTCATCAGTCCAGCAGCAGGACATATCACCACCGTCAATCAGTTCGGCAACAGCATCTTTGCTGTTGTAATGAGTGTTCAGAATACGACCCAACCATTCAGGATAACCATCCCAGTGATGATAGGCAGAGAGAACAGAACCGTCAGAGAGTTCAAGACCAATGCGAGAGCGGGTTGCCATTGAGGGCGTTTGTTGATTACCCACATATTATAAGGGGTCCCCAGTGCCCTGAG